AACAATGACTTAGATAACCTACCCTTTTTGAAAAATACCAAATAATACCAAATAGTTAAAAATAGGGTTCCTACCCTACAGTGCGATTTTTGCGGTTTTTATCGGGTAGCAAAAGAGGGAATAGATTTTTTTACGTTCATCCAAAACGGGCTTTAAACGGGCAAGTTTCTCTTCACAAGCTTTGTATGTGGGGAAGGGTGTCTGTACTACCAGCAACTCACAACTCGTTATCATCGGTGATGCACAGACCCACGCGATGGCTAAGAAATTCACATCATCCAATCCTTTATCATGGCGGCAATAAATCCAATCGCGGCAGCGGCTCCAAAGCCCCACGCCTTTAACTTTTCAAGCGACGAAACACGCGCATCCAGATCGTCCATTTTCTTGGCACCATCGGATAACTTGTCTAGAATATGATCGACCTTGGATTCCAATTTTCCCAACCTGTGGTAAATGTCGATGTGCGTGATCTGTTGATCTTCCATCTTTTCGCCTCACAGCATTTTGGCCATCGTTTTCGGGCCAACGATCCCATCTCTAGTTAATCCATTTTCGGCTTGCCAATTCATCACCGATTCTGCGGTCATCATTCCAAAGATGCCATCGGCCTCAAGCCCAAGCGCCTCTTGAATGCGTTTAACGTCATCTCCCCTGGAGCCGACCTTTAAGCAAACTTGTGATTCATAATCATCAATTTCGCCGCCAAGTATGGCAAGGAACTTTTCGTGTTTGTGGTTCCGGTCATCGAGGCCGATGTAGCCGCCGTTGATGCGTTTGCAGAGCGTCCTTAAATCCCCTGCATCAGCGTATTTGTTGAGATTGTTGAGGTTCCAATACCAGATGGCTGAGACAAGTGCGCCTTCCTTAGTGGTAAGATAATCTAAGGCCTCTTCAACGGTGAGATCCACACTTCGGGCAAAGTCGGTAGTATTTCGACGCCCGGTGCATTGAATCGCTCCCTTGCCACGAAAGGCAAACCCGTCACCTGACTCTTCGGCGCCATTCCCCATGCGATTAGCGTACACAAAGTTGCCGATGTCAGTAGGCTTCCTGTGATAATCATCTGGATTCTTTCCGGCGTTAGAGAACCTCTTTCCCCAGATCGACGCGAGCGCTTTTGATGAATAATTTAGATTCTCCTCTAACACACGAAAGTAATTAGACTCGTGACAAGTTTGAGCCAGAAACGCCGCCATTCGGATTGGCGTATCTATTTTCTTTACCGGGAGAATTCTGTTAAACAGAGCGCACCATTCAGCGTACTCTTTGTTGCCTTTCAGCATTGCTTTGCATTGCTTTTCTGTAAGATGCATTACTTTTTGCCTTTCTTATTTCGTGCCAAAGATGCGGATGTAGCTGGGATCTTCGTCGTATGCTTCTGCCCACTTGTTTTCGGTGTAGGCCGCAAATTGGATGAGATCATCGGCATCAAGTTCAAGCTGCATGACAGCGTCTGTCACTGTAGTGAGTTGAGTTTTCAGCGCTTCGATTTGATGCGCTTGATCTGAGATCCACCATACGGCTCCGACAGTCTGGGCCACGATGGCAAAGACCAACGCGACCGGGATTTTAAGATCTGTCATCACGTTGTCCTTATTTTCTGCATTGCTCGATGGCCGAAATAAAAGCTGATGATTGCCGACCATAAAATTTGGGTTTCTTGATCCCAAACCACTGTCATCATCTGCGACCAGTTGAGGCCTACATCACCGTAGACTTGCCAAGCTGCTAGACCTTTGATGGCCAAAAACAGTAGCATGAATGCATATGCGATAACGGGTCTAACCGACCCACTAAGCGCGGCTGCAAATTTGCTGTTTGCGTTGGCGGCTGTTTGCATTTGATGGATGCCCTGCATTTCGCTGATGTCAGCTTGGACATTGAGTTCGTCGATTTTCAGTTGAGACAGATGGGTTGCGTATTTTGCTTTGGCTTCAAGCATCGCTAGGTCTTGTTTATTCTTCTGCGCCTGTTTGAAGAACGAAAGAATTTCTGGAACAATGCTGGTCGCAAAGCCCAGGGCGCTACCGAGGATAGTGAGCATTTTAAGCTCCTTTGTCAGATGACCGTTTGGAGAGGACTGAGGACGCCATAAAGCCGCCCACAACGCCTGTCTGAGCCACTAGGAAGGTGTTTAGGAACGCGGAAGCCGCTGCCATCCTGTCCAGCCCTATAAGAGGCGTTAGAAGCACCACAACGGCCCCTATGGTGCTAATCATTGCGACCCATGCCATCAGGCGTTGCTGATCTTGCATTCGGTCATGGTTTTCGATCTGCATCATCTTTTCAGACATGCGGAGTTCATCGTCGGTGACAACTCCATCGCCGTCCAGATCCATGCTGTTGTACTGACTATCTTGTTGTAGCTGCTTTGGCGGGTTCATTACTTCACCTCAAAATTAACGTGTATGCCTTCTTGGATTTTCTCCTGTTGGCGGAGAAAGCGGTCATATCGATAATTGTTTGTTTCGGTGCGTATCTGTGCAGCGTCTTCGGCTGAGTGAACTCGCCGATGTTCTTTTTCTATTGTTTGTTTTTCAAAATGGCTTTCGATGCGTTCTCTTGCACGACTGAGTTGATGGATGTCGCTTTGCACATTGAATGGCATGTTGCCGATGCCTGACAATCCATCGGACATCAGAGCCTACCTTGCTGCGCGAGGATCACTACAACGGCGATGCCAATGAGGATTGAAACTGCAATCGCAGATCCACCGTAAACAATTATCCGCTCAATCAGTTTTTGTTTGCGTTTTCTTTCGGCTTCGATCTTTGCCTTTCGGTCTTTTCGTGCTTGAACTCTTATGGCCTGGAGTTCGCCCCAGGCAGAGAATCCTCTGGTCGATATGACGATTTCTCGGAGCGACTCCTCGGCGTCTTTGGCACGCTGCAAATTAACGAAGGTTTCCATTGAGTTTTCGTCGGATGATGAAAAAACGCTGTTCTTCTTCTTTTCATGTTTAGCGCGAAGCTCATCGACTCCTTCGAAAAATTCTCCGATCTGCTTGGTTACATTTACAAGTTCTTGGCCCGCCGCCACCGCAGATTTCACAGCGGCAAACGCCGTAAATGGATCAATCATGTTAAGCTCCTACCTTTGCACGGCTAGGGCAGGGCAGTTCTGGAAGCGTTCTGATGCGCTTTGGGTAGTGGTAATAGAACTGAGATATTTCTCGCGGGCAGCGATAGGTGCAAGACTTGTACATCTGGCCATGCGGAAGCATCCCGAATGCAATGCTGGTCAGCGCACAAATCATTATAAACCCCGGCGGTTAGAATTCGATGTCTTCGCCTTTTTCGTTCACGAAGTTGATGTGATAATCCTCAAGCATCTCTTGAGCTTGATCAGGGCTTAGATACGCAAAAATAACTTTTAGCTCTTCTTGCTCCGGTGTGTGTCTTCGCCTTGCCTTGTGTTCTTTTCTTACAACTGTTTTTGAGTCGATTAGGTGGACTTCTTTCGTTTCCAGATGGATGGCTACAAAATCGATTGGCCCTTTGGGAATCATGTTCCGAAAAACTGCGAATCCTTTGGACATCAGATGCAAACAGGCGATCAATTCGCTTACTTCAGCGCGAACAGTTCGGGAGTCAGTAACTTTTTTTGTCACTTTCTCCTCCAGCCTTCATAAGTGCAGTGTGAATTTTGTCTGTAGGAATCGTCAAGAAGGTTTTGTTGGCCAAGTAACTGTCGGAAAATCTGCTTGCTGTGGAACATTCAAAAGATCAGTACGATATTGCGTCCATTCCGCACGTTTTTCATCTGTTAAATCAGCCCATCTGAGAGGGTTAGAAACTATTGGGTCTACTTCAGAATCAAGCAAACTGTTCCTCAAAGCTCTTATCTCACTCGTTAAGCTGGCTAATTTAACACTAGGATTTTCCACCC